AAGCTCTGGGAAAGTTTTTGCATTATCTTCAATAACCTCTTCATTTTGCGCTTTTACCTTTGCAATTTCAGCTAAGAGAATTTGTTCTCTTTCTGATTGTGCTGTTTTTACCATATGCATTAGTCGTTCCATTTCTGGGTTACGTGTTCTGCGCATCTCAAGACCAGTAAACTTAACGTCAGACATTTTTTCAACAATGTGGTCTGACGCACGATTTTTGTAAGTTATTGATGCACTCTTATCCTTTGAGACTGCTCTTACATAAAGTGTACTTGAGATTGATGTTATCAGCGTGAAGAGACCTTCATCGCTAACCAAAAGTTTCTCGTCTTTGAAATCTTTGGTGGTTGATCCATACAAAGCTATTTTGTCGCTTGTATTAAATTCAACACGAATAGTTCGGCTAGTGCCTTTGACAACAAATTCTAAAATTTCGTTTAATTTTAATTTGTTCCAGCCATCGAGAGCTTGAATTTGATAACGTTTCATTTTTTTTTCCTATATGGTTATTTTGCCCCGCTTTCGCGGGGCAGGGGAGGGGACTTTTAAGCTTTTGTTAATCTTGTTTGATCAACATCTGCCATTACTTGATCATAATCGTCGGTTGCCTCTTTAAGTGCTCCGCCGAATACTGTGTTTCCTGTAATTTCAAATGTACCGCGTGCAGTAATTTCAAATGCATCAGATGTACTATCAGCAAATACTTTGTGATGGACATTATTACAGAGATAAAAGTCCTCTGTTAATTCTGGATCAACCGTTTCGTTTGCCCAGATTTTTTGTCTGTCCTCATCAAATGCCGCATCGACTTCTGGTCGGTAATATTTACCGCCAATATTCGGCGCGCTACGCATGTACTCATGGTTAAGCGGTGCATAACCAAATACGGCATTAGGTGTAGAATGATCCACATCAATGTGATCGTTTGTGACGATACTTACTTTTTCTGGGTCAAGTTCATCACGTGTGAACTCAGGATAATTACTTACTGATGTATTATGTAAGTAATGATCTTTTTGACGCTCAAATAACTGCTCTGGTGTTATTTCAGCTGTTACAACAATTACGGCACCTGTGTTTATAGCGGGAGTTCTCATTGTTATATCAACCAATGCACCACCAACTGTTACAGACTCGTCAAGATTTGCCGCGTCTGATGCAAAACGCTGTTGATAACCCATTTGCGTGCGCTGTTGTGCTAATAGTATTGGTTGCTTCATTGCTTGGTCAGGGATTCTAACTCCCGCCATCAATAAATCGATAATGTAATCGTCATCGTGACCTTGATACATGCTCCTTGCTTTGGCAAAAGCTTGTGTCTTTTTAGCAAGTTCAATATTTGATAATGATACTGTTATTCCATTATCAGATAATTCAGCATATATTTCTTCGCCCCAATTACGAATACCATTAGTACTAGGTGGTACTGTATTAGGAGAACCTGTTGGTGCATATATATTGCCATTACCACCAATACCGGCAGTATCCTGAGATATTAGTGGTAATTTTGATCCAACAATATTTAATGCGACTTCGCCGTCAATTATTGCCTGATCAAAATCAGGTACAATATGTGCCATTGTTGTATGATTCCAGAATGCTTGTGCCAATGACGTATCTGTCATAGTTCGCATTGATAAACTTGAAGATCGTTCTTTGCGTCTAAAGTTTACAACAGTGTTATATGCCTCGATGTAATCGCGGTTCACTGTTGCTGAACCTTGTGCGTGCATACCTAAAGTTTTATAAAACTCATTATCAGCTTGACTGAAAGTATGTGTTTCAATAAATGGGATTGGCGTTTCGCCATCCTCACGTGGTACGCCTTGATATGACCTGTTTAAATCGTCCATTCCATTAAAACGATCAAATGCCAACTTAGGTACTAAGTGAGCATTTACAGTCACATTTACGCCGTTAAATAACGTCTCAGCAGTTTCCATCATTTCCACTGCGATTTGCATTCTTGATCGCTTTACACCGTCTTCGCGGAGTAGTGGTATACATGCCACAGGTATAATTTTACCTGCGTTTCCTGATGTAATAACTGTCTTTTGATCAATCCTTGTTGATCGCTTTGGCGTCAGCGGTGTCGTCAAAAGATTATTTTGATTCATTCCATTCATTTTTTAACTTTCCTTTTTAGTTTATATTGCTTACGGCAATTCTTGCATTTACATGGTTTTTTCTTTTTAATACGCACTTCTTACGAACCCGTTAATTTCATCTTGGGTTTTTCGTATACCATCAGTAAGACCGCGTATTCCTTGTGGTGAATTTTTTATAATCATTTGATTTTGTAATTTTTGAAGTAAATTAACTTCAGTATTATATCGTTTATCACGATATTTTGTGCCTAAAT